AGGTGGTGGGAAGCCACGGGCCAGAGGCAGAGGCAGTGATCGGGCCCACCGCTCGCAGGACCGCCTACCGGTACCGGGGCACTGAGAAGACACCCGACAAGCACATCGTGGACTCCTACAACCGGGCGATCAGGACCGCCAAGCTGACCGGCGCTGGTGCTCCCCTGGTGGACGAGCAGGAGCTGCTGCTGCGCAACAAGTCCATGGCGAAGCCCGCTGTCGGGGAAGTCGGGGTCGGTGCCAGTCGCAGGGCTACCACGATGCACGGCGTGGACACTCCGGCGTCCGCCCCGACTGGGTTCGGTCAGAGCACCTCGCAGGCGGCGCAGCGTGCGCTGACCGAGGCTCGGCCACCGACCTGGGCGGAGCGTGCGCAGGGGCGGAAGGCTGTGATCGAGCAGCTGAAGAACTCGAAGAACTTCCCCCGGAAGAGCCTCTACGAGCTGCAAACCAAGTCTGGGAACACTCCTCCCTCCGAGGGCATCCTGATGAACTCGAAGGGCCAGATCGTCACCCAGGCGGTCGGCTACGGGGACGACCACTACCTGCCGTTCAACCTGAAGAACCTGAAGAACCTGAAGGGCGGGGAGTACGTCCGGACCCGCTCGGTGGGGGGTCTGACCAGCGAGGACATCTACACCGGGCTGATCACTGGTGCTCGCCGGGTGACCGTGGTCTCGCGCTCGGGGACGTTCTCAGTGGAGTTCGAGCCGGACTTCCGTGGTGGGCGTCGGTACAACGACAAGGCGCTGCGGATGACCCGGCGCTACGAGCAGATCCTGGATGCGGTGCAGTCCAAGCAGGTCTCCAGCGGAGCTGTGCCGGTCGACGTCCAGGATGCGCTGCGGGCCCAGGTGCTCCAGGACTACCCGTACGAGAAGTCGCGGAAGGCGCTCAACGCCAAGTACACAACGGCCCTGGAAGAGTTCCGGGCCGACCCGGAGCTGGGTCCTCAGGACGAGAAGATGCTCCGCTTCATCACCGCTCAGGTTGCGGAGAGGAACCCCAGCAAGTCCGAGCAGGAGTGGCTGAACGCGGCGAAGATCAAGGTGATGCAGGGCAAGCGGGTCAACTACCAGCTTGACGCCCAGGGCTACGAGGCAGCCCAGGACTCACTGGCCGAGCAGTTCCCGTACTACATCACCTCGCACCCGATCGTGGAGGTGGAACCCTCCAAGATGAACTACGAGAAGGACAAGGGCTACGTCGAGCCGGGTCGAGTGCTGCCCACCGCAGCCATGGGTGGGCTGTACGGAACTTCGACGAACCTCGAAGAAGGCGAGGATGTCGGGAACCGGAAGTACTCCCAGTCCCAGGCCAACTACCAGCGCGGTCGGATCGGTCCCGGCAAGGGTGACACTTCTCCGGAGCACCGCGAGGGCACTGAACGACGACAGTCGGGTGTGCCAGCTCCTCGGGTGACCCCTGGTGAGGCTCCCGCCGAGACTGATGCACCTGCGGAGACTGAGACCGAGGAGACCGAAGAAGGGACGACGCCTGAGGCCGAGCCCGCCGCTGCGGAGACGGTGACCGGATTCGGACTGCCATCTGGTGGAGCAGGTACTCCCGCTGCTGCACCGGCTGCGAGTACTCCGGTTGCTGGTAGTACTCCGGCTCGGCCAGGGGTCTTCGTGCCAGCGCCGTACCGCCGACCCGGGGCTCCGGCAGCACCTGCTGCCACTCCGGCAGCGCCAGGTGCCACACCGACCACACCGGCGGCGACTACGCCAGCGACCACCCCGGCTACGGGCTCCCCTTCGAGCGCCAGTACCAACCGGGCTCGAAACGAGAACCAGTTCCAGGACGCGGCCTACGAGCTGTTCACCGAGCTGAAGGAGAACGTCAAGCAGGACGCTCCCGAGCGGACCACCGAGTACGGCGACATCTTCGCTCTCAACGACAACCAGTTCCTAGATGCCTGGTCGCAGAACCAGGGCGACTTCCGTGATCGCTTCCAGAAGCTGGTGGTGCAGCTCGGAAACCGAGGAGGGATGCCTGCGGGTAACCCAAAAGTCCAGGCGTACCACCTGGCTCGCAACCAGGTGGTGAACAGAACTCCGTCCGGACCAGGACTGGCCCAGTACTGGTCGAAGCAGCCGCAGGCGTTCGAGGGTCCGGGCTACCAGCCGACCGATACCGACGAAAAGAGGAACTCGACCGCGGAGATCCTGGACCGAAGGACTCACCCCGTTACCGTCACCTCCGCGCTGTCTGAACTGGCTGATGTCGACGGTGGACTGGAACGTGAGCACAAGGTCCTGCGCCAGATCTACGGCGAGCTGAAGGCGAACCCGAGGCTGAGCGAGCCCGGGTCGATCGACGAGCGCAACGAGGCGCTCAAGCAGATCTTCCAGGGTGCCGAGCCACCTGACCAGGCAGTCCGGTTGCTCTCCACCTCCACGCCCGATGAGCTGGTCGAGCGGATGATGGACGTGCAGCGGATGCGCACGGTCCGTGCCCACTACAAGGGAGCCTGGCCGTTCAAGGTCGGGGGGCCTCCGCCACCATTTGGTACGCCTCCACCGGGATATGAGGTAGCACGTCGGTCAGATGGGCGACCCCACCTGCAGCTGGTCGACTCACCTGGGCCGGAGCCGACCAAGCAGTCTGAGGACTTCGAGCGGCACAAGAACAAGAACCTGGTCCTGAACAGGGTCAAGGTGCTACGGCGGTGGCGCGCTGGCCTGGAGACCGACTCCCCCATAGAGACGGAAGGAGACCAGTCGCTGATCGACGCAGAGGCGATGCTGCAGCGGTTCATCCCTGGTCGCACGCCTCCCAGGGCAGATGAGGTGGAAGCCTTCCTGGACGCCACTGCTGTCGACTTCAAGACGAACCCAGGTGCCTTGGACGAGCTGCACCCGGGTGAGGTCGACCTGTTGAGGTATGACCCGGACACCTTCCTCAGCCAGTTCGTGATGGGTGATGACGGTCACTGGAAGCGCGACCGGGGCAACCAGGAGTCTGCTGAATGACCGTAGCCCCGAATGTTGAGTTGACCTTCAACCCGACCGACCTGCGCCCCAAGGACATCCCCTGGACCGGACGGTTCCTGGGGAGCCCGTCCGACGCGATCCAGGCCGGGCTGTGGACGCTCAGGGGCCAGATGATCAACCACATGAAGACCGAGGTGCGGGCGATCGCCAACCCCACCTACTCCCACCTGCTGGCGATCGCCGACCTGGCCTGGAAGCTGTACATGCCCAGCTTCGGGAGGGTCACTGTCCCGGTGATGGCGGACGCCTACATCCGGGCGTACCGGCAGGCAGACGCGGGTGATGTGCCGATCAGCGTGATCACCGAACTGGCCGAGAGGCACGCGGCGAAGACCGGGGACTACTTCCACGAGTCCTCTCGCGACGCGCTGTCCGATGGCTTCAACACCATGGTCAACCGCAGGATGCCAGCCAAGGCTGCCGCGGACAGGGTGCTGGACGCCTACGGGCTGACCCCTCGCCAGATGAACGGCTACGTCAACAACAAGCAGCTGATGACTCCGGTCGACAGCCCGTCCCCGTTCGACGTGAAGCTGCGGGCCCGGGAGTACATCGACAAGTCCTTCACCCAGCGGGTCAAGAAGCTGAGCGATCAGGAGGAGCACAACATCGAGGAGCAGGCCAAGCAGCTCTCCTGGATGTGGATGCAGGACAAGGGCAGGCTGACTGACCGGGCTCAGAAGATCTGGATCACCGCCAGCGACGAGCGGGTGTGCCCGGTGTGCGGTCCCCTGCACGGGCAGAAGGTGCTGGTCAAGGAGCGGTTCAAGACCGACCAGGGTCTGTTCTGGTCACCAGGTGTGCACCCGAACTGCCGGTGCGTGGTGCGGCTGATCGAGAACAGGTTCCGGTTCGAGGGCGAAGAGGAGGACCTGGAGAAGCGCTTCGACCCACACCAGCCGCGCGGCAACAACGGGCGCTGGAGCGGAGGCCAGTCCAGTGGCCGGAAGCTGGGGACCAAGCTGAACCGGATGGAGACCCCCTCGGCCAAGGTCGTGGAGAACGTGGCCAGGCACCGGGCCTCGATCGCGGTGAACTACGTCAAGGAGCCGCGCTACCTCACCACCCCGATCAAGCATCGGGACAAGGAGATGTGGAAGCTGGCGAACGGGGCCGCAGCCTGGTCCCGGCGTTCTGAGAACGTTCTGAGAGCCAGGAAGATGGAGGACCCGGACAACGAGTACTACGCCAACAAGCTGAAGCTGACCAGGACCGAGAAGTCACTGGATGCACTGATCAAGGCAGTCCACAGCGCTCCCCAGAACTCTCCAGAGCTGTATCGAGGGGTCACTGCATCCTCACCCTGGAAGACGCAATCGATCATGCCCGGCATGATCATGGATCTGCCACTGTCCTCGTTCACCGAGGACAGGGCATTCTCCGAGCTCTTCGCGCGCAAGTGGGGTCCGAAGATCGAGGCAGCCCGTGCCAAGCGCAAGGGATACGAGATCGGCGACGATGCGGTCCCGATGGTCTTCGTGCTGGAGCCCAAGGCCCAGGCTCTGAACATCTCTCCTCTGGTCGCCGAGCGACAGGCCGAGTGGGTGACCAGGGGCAAGTTCCAGATCACTTCCATCGGGGTGGACGACAACGGCATGGGTGTCGTCCACATCAAGCAGATCAGCAGCAAGGTGTCCAAGGCTGACATCTGGGAGCCAGAGGATCACCCGCGCGGGGGCGACCCCGAGAACTCGGGGAGGTTCTCCAGGAGACCCAGGCCGATCCCGCGTCTGGCACCGATGGCCGAGCCGGTGTACGAGGAGGAGGAAGAGCCTGAGGTAGAGGCGACTCCGGAGCCACAGCCCGAGACGAAGCAGGAGACGAAGGAACAGTGGGGCAGTCCCGGTGGGTGGGGCTCTCCGGCGAGCTCGCAGGGATGGGGATCGAATGCGCCTGTGGAGCAGCAGGGATGGGGTAGCCCGGCACCCACACCGGAGGCGAAGAAGTCTCAGGGATGGGGCAGCCCGGTACCTGAGCCCACACCGGAGGCGAAGCAGTCCCAGGGATGGGGATCACCAGCAGCGACTCCTGTACAGGGAGCAGCGAAGCCCGCTCCAGCGCCAGCGCCTAAGGAGCCAGAGAAGCCGAAGGGGCCTAAGGGCAAGAAGCAGATCGATCCGAGTGGCAAGACCTACTACCGGCTGATCGACGACAGCGAGTACGGGCTCGTTCAGCACGACTTCTACGACGAGGAGTTCACTCCGCACGAGAGCGAGATCATCGACAAGGTGAACAAGGCGCGGCGGCTTCAGATAGATGAGAAGTTCTACGAGGTCTGCGGTCGGGGCGGAACCAGCTCGGTGGTTGTGGAGTCCACCAATGAGGCCGGAGAGCACCAACAGGCCTGGATCCCCGCAGCCCAGTTCAGGGAGATGCTGACCACCTTCGCATATCAGTGCAATCCGCACGAGACCGTCTACTCCACCTCAGCAGGCGACTTCAACATCCCGGTGAGATGGAACGTCGGCGGGCACTTCAGTGGGGAAGGACGTGTCTCCATTGCTGACACGGTGATCGCGCAGGGGATCACCGAGGACGATTTCATCTGGCATGTCCAGGCTGTCACCAGTGGACACGACGACCCGAACCTGACTCGTACCTACGGTCAGCGGGCGGCATTGTCCGGGAGCTTCGCGCCCAGGTCGATGTCGGAGCCCAGGTTCATCAACGATGGCAGGCAGAGGCTTGAGATCGAGGAGCTCGAACCCCAGTGAGTAGCGGAGGTTAGGACGATGGAGCCATGAGCGATCCGTTGTGGGAGGTAGCAGAGCTGCTCTTCGGCGGTGGTGGGCACGACCTGATCGAGAAGATGAACCCTGACCAGGCCGATGTCTGGTCCAAGGGCGGGATGTCGGACCGGAACAAGCGCAGGCTCACCGCAGGGCTGAGCGCGGTCGGTGCCACTGCTGGTGCTGCTGGCCTGGGGTACGCAGCGCACAAGACCGGTGGTGCCTACAAGCTCGCGCGCGCGGGGCTCAAGGGGTCCAAGGCGGTCAAGGGCAAGATGGCCGTCAAGAGCGTCGCGCCCATGTCCAGGCGGAAGGCTGCCGTGCATGCGGTCAAGGAGGAGAAGCTCGGGGCTGCCCTGGTCCCTCTGGAGGTCGCCGGGCTGGGTGGGGAGATCATGGCCACCCGGATCCTGCACGGGGACACCAAGAAGAAGCCGGTGACCAAGGCCCTGGAGATGGGCAACAACGCCTCGGATATCCCGCACACCAAGGGTCAGATCACTCGGGCGGTGATCACCAACCCGAAGGTCCAGCGCAAGGGTGTGGAGTACGCCACCAAGGCCAAGGGCAAGCTGATGCCCACCGGAGCCACGGGCACCGCCAAGGTCGAGAAGTCCGATCGGGTCGACGTGACCTGGAGCGGTGAGATCGCCAAGGCCAACGAGGACAAGCAGCAGATCTTCGGCTGGGCCTCTGTGGTGGAGGTGAACGGCGAGCCTGTGGTGGATCTGCAGGGTGACGCGATCACCGCCGAGGAGATGGAGAAGGCGGGCTACGAGTATGTGATGAAGTCCCGCAAGGGCGGGGACATGCACCTGCGGGACAACTGGTCGCCGATCCAGAAGTCGGAGATGATCGAGAGCTTCATCGTCACCGACGAGAAGCGGGACGCGATGGGCCTGCCCAGTGATGTCCCGACCGGCTGGTGGGTGGGCTTCCAGGTCCGTGACCCCGAGGTCTGGGCGAAGGTGAAGTCCGGGGAGCGGACAGGCTTCTCAATCCATGGTCATGGACGACGCACGCCGGTTGGAGGCTGACCATGCCTGAGAAGCAGGAGAAGGGCACCGGCAACCTGGCGCTCGGTGGTGGCCTGACCGCCTACGGAGCGTCCCAAGCTCCGGTGCTCCGGCATGGAAGCAAGGACATGTCTCGGATGCAGGGGGCCTCCCCGAAGAAGCAGCCGGGGCGCTACCAGGCCGAGCTGCACCAGGCGATGAAGGAAGGCAAGGTTCCGACCGAGAGCTCGGTCCACGTACTGCGGACTCCCTCGGGTCGGCACATCAACGCTGGCGGTACCCACCGGCAGATCGCCCGGGAGGCGATGAACAAGCCGAGTGAGTACAAGGTCAAGGACATCTCCCACGAGATCCACGTCTCGCCTGCTCAGAAGCTGAAGGGAAAGCTGCAGGTTGCAGGGCTGACCCGTGGCTCCAAGAGGGCGGAGGCGGGTAAGCCGGTCAAGCCGGTCGGCCCGGAGGCACGCTCAGCGAATCGGATCCTGGCTCATGCTGCCGATGTGAACGACGCTCGCGCCTGGGAGAACCCTTCCATGTTCAAGGAGGGGGCCAAGGTCATGCGCCACAAGGGCTGGGTCGGCGCTGGCACGCTCATGGGTGTTGGTGCCCTGTCGGGCGCGGCTGGACTCGCGGAGCGCCACGAGTGGAAGAAGAAGAACCAGGTGTCCAAGGGCAAGCGGATCATGAGCGATGCGGAGATCAAGCGTCGCAAGAAGATCGGGAGTCACCTCTCCCAGGCTGGTGGAGCGGTCGGCCTGACAGCGCTCGGTGGCACCCTGCTCGCCAGTCGTGGTGGCCGGAACGCGATGCGGGCGATCCCGAAGCTGAGGCCGCACGTCGCTGCGCCCAAGACGCTGAAGGCAGACCGAGACAAGATCCAGGGCGTAGTCAATCCCCTGCTGGCCACCGGTGCCGGGCTGGGCGGGGTCGGCGCGTTCAACTTCGCCTCCTACACAGGTGCTGAAGCAAGGAAGAGAACCATGACCCCAGCAGTGAAGAAGAGCCTCGACTCCGGGCTTGAGATGGGCTACTTCGGAGAGGAGGGTCATCCGCTCAAGCTCCCCGAGATCGAGGTGGCCTTCGAGAAGGCGTGGGAGCCATCGGCTGGCAAGTTCGACTCCGAGAAGAGCCGGGGCAAGCGGGCCAAGGGCTACGAGGCTGGTGCCTACGGTGTTGCTGGTGGTGCTGGTGCCTACTCCGGTCACCAGGCGATCAAGACTGGCAAGAAGCTCACGGAGCTACCGGTGAAGATGGCACCGCTGTCCGAGAAGAAGGTCGGACGCGGGAAGAAGCGGATGGGCGTGGACGTGAACCGCGGGCACATCGTCAGTGAGAAGGCGATCCCGCTCAGCAGGGTCAAGGAGACGAAGGTACTTCGTCACGGTGGCAAGGCTGCCGCTGGTGCTGCTATCGCAGGTGGAGCTCTGTACGGAGCACACAAGATCAAGGAGAAGTCCCAGAGCGGAGGCTCCTGGACACCCTATGCAAAGCGGGATGCTGTCTCGGCATTCGGCATCGACCACTCCCACTGAGTGGACAGCACCGTGAGACTGAGAACTAGAGGTAGATGAGATGCCACGACCAAAGAACAACCTGTCGGACATGGAGATCGACGAGATCTCCACGGTCGACAAGGCCGCGAACCAGTACTCCCGGTTCGTGATCTCAAAGAGGGCTCCTGAGGAGGATGAAATGCCCCAGATCTACAACCAGGAGGGTGAACCCCTCGACGAGAACGACCTGGAGTTCGGCGACGTGGTGTACGACGACCAGGGACAGGCGTACGAGTTCGTCGAAGACGACCAGTACGAGGAAGAGGAAGAGCCCGAGCTGGCAGGCGTCGGCAAGTCGGCGTTCTTCGAGAAGCGTGCCCCGCAGGGCTCGTTCTCCCAGGCAGTGATGGAGGAGCTCTCCAAGGCCTACTCCGACTCCGATCGCGACCAGGTGATCGCCAAGGCCCTGGGCCGAGTCGAGGAGCTGGAGCAGGAGCAGCAGCAGTACGCGATCATCGCGAAGTCCGAACGGGACCTGCGGCTGACCCGCGAGTACATCTCCAAGGCTGCCGAGTACAACCTCCCGGTTGCACCCGACGAGCTGGGCCCGGTGCTCTACCGGATGGCCGAGACCATGAGCTACGACGACTGCTCGGTGATCGCGAAGGCGCTGGAGACCGCGGGCGCGATCCTCTACGAGGAGGTCGGGTTCCAGGGTGGCGGAGACAACTCGGATGTCTACAGCCAGGTCGAGGCGGCTGCCTACGACACCTTCGGCAAGGCCGAGGACTTCAGTGAGCCTGCGGCGATCAACAAGATGTTCGACATGAACCCGGACGCCTACGACGAGTACCTGCTCTCGCAGCGGAACCGATAAGGAAGGTAGGGAAGCTCGATGGCATACGAAGAGAGCCTACGGTCGATCACGCTGAACGCGGACTCGTCCCTGGGCATCTACACGGGCGTTCCGGGCCAGCCCGGCTCCCCTGATCCGCACGGAGGCAAGCAGTACCACTTCGTGAAGGTCACTGGGGTACACCAGGTGGGCCTGGGCGATGGCGCTGGACCTTGCGTTGGTGTCCTTCAGAACAAGCCGCAGGGTGCTGGGCACGCGGCCACGGTCGCGATCCACGGCGTCTCCCGGGTGGTCAGCGATGTACCGATCACCGCCGGGGCCACGATCAAGGTGAGCGCAGATGGCCAGGCCACCAGCGCTGGAGCCACCGCGGTCGTCGGCATCGCACTGTCCACCACTGCCAACGCCGGAGAACTCGTCAACGTTCTCCTGACGATCTGAGAGGAGAGAAGCCATGCCGAACCCCACTCAGAGCGATCTCCACGTCAATGTTCCGCTGACCAACGTCTCCGTGGCGTACATGCAGGACAAGTCGCAGTTCATCGCGGACAAGGTGTTCCCGCGTGTCCCGGTGAACAAGCAGAGCGACCTGTACTGGAAGTACTCCAAGTCCGACTGGCGGCGCACGGACGCGCAGAAGCGCGCACCGGGCACCGAGTCGCCAGGTGTTGGCTGGAAGGTCGACACGGGTCAGTACTTCGCTGAGGTCTGGGCGGTCCACAAGGACATCGACGACCAGATCCGCGCGAACGCGGACTCGAACTGGCGGCTCGACTCTGACGCCACCACCTTCTGCACCAACCAGCTCCTGCTCCGCCGGGACCTGGACTGGAACGACAAGTACTTCAAGACCGGGCAGTGGGGCACCGACCTCGCGGGCGTGACCGGGACCGTGGGCGCAGGGCAGTTCCTGCAGTGGAGCGACCCGGCCTCGGACCCGATCGTGCAGTTCTCGGACCTGCAGACGAACTTCGTGGAGCAGTCCGGGCGCAAGGCCAACACGATGGTCCTCGGAGCTCGGGCGATCACCCAGCTCAAGAACCACCCGGACATCATCGACCGGATCAAGTACACCCAGCGTGGTGTGGTGACCACCGACCTGCTCGCGTCGCTGTTCGACGTGGAGAAGATCCTGGTCAGCTACGCGACTGTGACCGACGTGGCGGAGATCAACGACGCCAAGGCCCAGGACGCTGCTGCTACCTACCGGTTCATGAGCAACTCGAAGTCGGCTCTGCTCTGCTACACCCCGAGCTCGCCGTCCCTGATGACTCCCGCTGCTGGCTACACCTTCACCTGGAACGGGTACCTGGCTGGCAACAGCTACGGGATCCGGATGAAGAACTTCCGGATGGAGCCGATCGCCGCTGACCGGGTGGAGGGGGAGATGACGTACGACATGCGTGTCGTCGCCAAGGACATGGGCATCTTCCTCGCCAACGCTGTCGCCTGAGCAGATACTCGTAGAGACGGGCTGTGGGTTCGCCCGCAGCCCGTTTTGCGATAGGAGGAGAGATGCTCTCAGCGTTCGGCGTCGACCACGGTGAGATCTCCAAGATCATCGGCGGCTCGATCCTGGGTCAGGCGATCAAGTCCGACGTCGGGGTCGGGGCCGGTGCCAGTGGGATGACTGCACGCAAGCTGGCCGGGGGCGCAAGGGCCAAGCACCCGGCAGGTCCGGGACACTCGGCGATCCAGTACACGGCACCTCGCGCGACAGCCAAGAAGGAAGGGCATCGTGCGGCGCGTGAGTTCGCGCGGCTGGGCAACCCGAAGACCTACGGCGGATACGAGGGAGCACACCCCGGAGTCGGTGCAGCCAACAGAGGCTGGACTCAGAGGGCGGAGTCCTTCAAGGCGGTCAACAAGCCAGCCGGTAAGGCTCCGGTGGGCATGCGCGGTGGGATCAAGGGTCGATCTCAGACTACGAAGTCCAAGGCGTTCAACTCGGTGTTCTCATGATCAGTGCGTTCGGGGTAGAGCACGGCTACATCTCCAAGGCCGAGGAGAAGAAGGCGTCTACCGGTCGGCACGTCGCTGCTCAGCTCGTCCCTGGTATCCACGGCCTGGCCGCTGGCAAGCCCGGCAAGGCGTGGAGGGCAGCTGGGCACGAGGTCGGCGGCAACGTGGGTGGTGCCTTGGTCGGAGGCGCGGTGGGGGGACTGACCCGTAACCCGGCAGCTGCGAGCCTCGGTGGCCTGGCCGGATCAACCGTGGGGACATCCATGGGGGTCAAGAGTGCACAGAGGAAGGGCTACTACCGCTCAGAGAAGAAGAAGAAGGGATCCTGATGCCCAGCCAGCTCTTCGCCAACGAGGCGATCAACTTCCTGGCCTGCAAGCCGTTCACCTACCGCGGCAAGGAGTACTCCATCGGGGATGACTTCCCGCAGGAGGAGGCCAACAACATCGAGACCCTGGTCCGGGCCCGGTACGTGATCCCCTTCGTGGAGGAGGTCGCCGACAAGCCCCGGCACTGGCACAAGCACATCCGGACCCGTGAGCAGGCCGAGGAGTACCTGACCCGTAGCCGGGTCCAGCTGGTGATGCCGACCGAGCCGGACTCCGACGAAGTGGTCAACCTGAGCATCCTCACCCGTCCCGAGACGACACCTGACCCGGCAGAGAGAGAAACCGAGGCGGGTGAGGACACCACCCCGGCGCAGGCCGTGAAGGAGGACACCTACGACCCGACCTACCACACGGTGGTCGAGGTGAAGGCGTACCTGGCGCACACTCATGACCCGGATGAGAAGGAGCGGATCCTCGAAGTCGAGCGTTCCAACCGCGGGCGCAAGGGAATCCTGGAGGACTGATGCTCAGTGCGTTCGGTGTTGATCACGGCGGTCTGGTCTCCAAGGGGGACAAGGACCGTGCTCAGCACTACGGACGCATGGCTGCGGCGACAGGTGGTCTGGGGGCGTTGGCAAGTGGTGTTGGCGTCGGGGCAGGGATCGTCGGTGAGGCCGAGCGCAGGGGTCACGACCCGATGGGGTTCACCAAGCCCATGACGCCCGGTGGTGGTCGTGCGGGTGGTAAGCCACCCATGTCACCGGCGTTGAAGGCCCGGCTCATCCGAGGGACGGCCAAGGCACATGGAAAACAGGCGTTGGTGATGGGCGGGATCGGAGCAGCAGGGCTTGGCATCGGCGGTGCCTACAAGCACAAGCAGAAGAAGGAGCTGTCCAAGGCGGACCGTCGCAAGGTCGGTGACGTTGCACTGGGGACAGGCGCTGCAGGTCTGGGTGGAGGAGCTGTCTACGCCGGTACGAAGCAGGCTCACCACATGGGGCAGGACGTCGTTCAGGCAGGCAAGAACATCGGCGTCTGGCGGCACAACCGCAAGAACGATGCCACCGTCAACTCGAAGTTCTGGAGGCATGCGGGACGTCTCGACAAGGGCGTCCTGGCAGTCAAGGGTCCTGCGGTAGCGGCCAGTCTCGGAGCTGGAGCGCTCGGAGCGGCAGGCGTCGCCGAGCTAGCTCGATACCACGCTAAGAACAGGAAGAAGTCATGATCAGTGCATTCGGTGTCGACCACGGGTACGAGGAGATCGAGAAGTTCGGCGCGCTCGGACTCGCGTCCAAGGTCGGCGGGCTCGGGACCAAGATCGCCAGCCATGCCATGGGTGGCGGGACTGCGCTGAAGAGCGCGGGAGCTGCCAACGTCGCTTCGAGCAAGTCCTTGGCACTGGCACCCAGACAAGCCGCGAAGCGCTCCATCATGGGCCAGGGCCAGCTGAAGGTGGGCGGGGCCCTGCAGAGGACTGCTGGCTTCGCTGCCAAGAGGCCGAAGCTGGCCGGTGGGCTGGCTGTCGGTGGCGCTGGTGCCGGAGTCGCTGGTGGTGGGTTCGCAGCAGGCCGCATGGGCGGCGACAACAAGAAGCTCTCCCAGTTCAGGTGATCACATGTTGAGCGCATTCGGTGTCGAGCACGGTGAGATCTCCAAGGCCACCCCGTGGGGCCAGGCGGTCAAGGCAGGGCTGAACCGCGCCGGGTCGGCTGACATCTCACTGAAGGCGATCGGTCGCGGAGCAGCCAAGGGCGTCACGAAGACCGGCGGGTTCCTGCAGAAGCACCCCGGCAAGTTCGGTACTGCGCTCGTCGGAGCTGGCGGTGCTGGTGCGTACAAGATCGCGAGGGACAACGCGCCACCGCCGCGGAAGAAGAAGAAGTAGCGATGCCCACCTACAGCTACGACGCACCTGGAGTCACCGACAAGGACACAGTTCGGTTCATGCTCCAGGACACCGACCCGCACAGTGCCGGGGAGTGGCAGGTCAGTGATGAGGAGATCACCTGGGCCTACGACACCTGGTTCCCGCTGTACGACTCTCTGGCTTACGTTGCGGCGGCGCTGGCTGATACCATCGCGGCGCGTTACGCACGCGAGGCGTCCTACTCCGCTGACGGTGTGAGCGTCAGTCTCGGGCCGGTTGGGGACCAGTACCGAGCGCTGGCCGTATCGTTGCGGGCACAGGATGCCGCACTGCACGTCGGGACCATCCCTGATGTAGGTGGGATGGCTCCCGACGAGCAGCTCGAACCCGGCACCAAGCCGTTCAGCTTCGGCAAGGGGATGCACGACAGCATCGAGGCCGGGCCCCAGGAGTTCGGTGGGGTGTACCCGCCCGACCAGTCGGTCACCGGCTACAACGCCGTGCCCGACTCCGAGAAGGTCGTCGAGCCGTGACCAGCCCGATCAGCACCGAGGCCAGGAACTGGGTACGAGCCCGGGCCACCGCGGTGATGGAGTGCGAGTGCCGGATCACCCGTGCCGACCGTCCTGAGGGCTACGACGAGGACACCCTGATATACACCCCGGCTGGCCTGGCGGACGTGATCTACGAGGGCAAGTGCCGGATCTGGGAGCTGAGCGGAGCCTCCGCGATCATGGTCGGCGACTCCGACATCTACCAGCAGGCCACCCAGCTCTCGATCCCCTGGGACACCGATGCGGTGATCAGGAGGTACGACGAGGTGGTGATCACCAAGGCACCCCAGGACTCCCAGGAGCTGGGCAAGAGGTACGAGATCCAGACCGTCGCCAAGGGCGGCGAGCTGAGGGCCACCCGCCGCTTCGAGATCACGGGGTTGATGTGATGGCCACCATGGATGAGATCGCCAATGGTCTGATCATCAAGTCCTTCATCCCCGGCAAGGGCTGGGTGAAGGCTGCCGAGCTCACCAAGCCCGGGAAGCGCGCGCTGAGTGAGCACGTCGCGTACACCGGGAGGGTCCGGGGCAACCGAGGGATGCACCCCGAGGCTTATGCGGCCAAGTACCGCCAGGCGAAGGGGCGGAAGATCCACCCCGGCTTCAAGACGACCATGAACCGCAAGGTCACCGTGAACCGCAAGCCCACCATGGAGTCACTGGAGGAGCCCGGACTGGCTGGGTACGCCAGGCCCAACGGACGTGGCGGAGGGACGGTCAAAGTGTTCCCACACAACATGGATCCGGAGCAGACCGCGATCACGATCAAGCACGAGACCGCGCACATCACCCCGAAGCGGAACATCCACACCTTCCACCGACGCATCAACTCCAGCACTCGCATCCAGGGCAGGGAGGAAGGTCGGGCTGACTACATCGCTCACGGAGGCAAGTCGAAGGGCGCGTACGCCGAAGACGACCCTGGTTTCAACCGCGGGTACAACGAGGTGCAGCGCAAGATGCACGCCGCTGCCCAGCGCAAGGCCAAGATGCCGACGCAGAAGCAGCGGAACCAGCAGCTGAAGCTCAAGACGACGCCATGACCTCCGTCGCATCGGCGGACATCTCCAGGCTGGCAGATGCCCTGAAGCAGACCGCCCAGCAGTCCGGGGTCACCACCCAGGAGGTGCTGGTCCAGTCCGCCAACCACATCCTGGCGGAGATGGAGGCCAAGACCCCGGTGAAGACCGGGACCCTGCGCAAGTCGCTCGGCATCAAGGTGTCCTCGAACAAGGTGACCATCGGCCCGAACCTGACCCAGGCCCCCTACGCCGGGTACGTGGAGTTCGGCACCAAGCCACACACGATCCTGCCGAAGAGGGGGACGTACCTGGTCTTCACCATCGGCGGCAAGAAGATCTTCACCAAGAAGGTGAACCACCCTGGTAGTGCTCCCCACCCCTACATCCAGCCCGCGTTCGAGGCATGGGTGGACTCGCTTGGGACGATGGCTGCAGAAGCCAACGTCAAGGTGTTCAAGGAGGCCGCGGAGAAGTGACGCCCAGCTCTATCTCGCGTGGACCGATCACCAACCGGCTACTGGCCGAGCTGGACACCGAGGGGTTCCCGGTCGGCGACAACTCCTCCCCCTCGATCCCGTTCGGGTGGCAGGGAGAGCCCAACGACCCGGGCACCACGTTCACCCCCTGGCTCTCGATGACTCCTGGAGCAGCGACCCTGCAGACCACCCAGGCGATGGGCAACTCCCAGACCGAGTGGCGGCTGAACTACAGCGTGGTCTACGCCGGGATCTCCAGGAAGCAGACCGAGGCCCTGGCGGACCGGATGCGGTTGAACCTGACCAACATCGCTCGGGAGTCGGTAGAGACACCGACTGGCAACTGGCGGATACAGAAGATCACCTGTACCGCGATCGGGAACACCAGCCGGATCGGGTCGGCCTATCCGGACTACTTCACACAAGCAGACTCGTTCGAGGTCTGGGTAACGAAGGGAATCTGAAATGGCAGCGAAGCAGGTCAAGATCACCAAGGACGGCGAAGAGGGGTTCTGCATGGAGTCCTCGGTGGCGGCCTGGGAGCGCAATGGCTGGACGCGCGCAGATGATGGAAGTAGCGAAGAAGAGGCCAAGGTCACCGAGCGTCCGCTGGAGACACAGGCCAAGACGACCAAGGAAGGTTGACCCATGGCCAGGATCATCCCGAACGAGAACACATGGATCGGGTTCACTGCAGCCGTAGTCGCTGACATCAGCGCGCCCAAGGCTGCCACGCTCGCTGCTGCCATCGACCTGACCGGGCACTGCATCTCGCTGAACGCCTCGGCGCGCGGCAACACGGTGCCCACCCCGTCCTTCGACTCGCTGTTCGAGACCAGCACCACTGGTACCTCGGCTGCGACCTTCGACGCGGACTTCTACCGCGACGACGAGGACGACCTGGCCTGGGAGACGCTGCCCCGCGGAACCCGAGGCACGTTCTTCATCGCCAGGTACGGCGGCTCCGGTGCCAACAACCTGCCGATCGCGGGCGACGACCTCGAAGTGTGGACCGTGATGGTCACCTCGCGGACGATGGCGAACATGAGCTCCAACACGGTGCTCACCTTCACCGCGTCCTGCGCAGTGAACGTCGAACCCGCCGAAGACGCCGTGGTCGCCACCTGATCAGCAAACAGGTCTAGCATCTGATCGAATACATTCCTCGATCAGGAAGTGACCATGCCCAACACCGCAGCGAAGACCGTAGAGGCTCAGCAGAAGCAGTCCCAGGCCTCGAAGCGCGCCACCCTCGACCAGCTGGTCGGCAAGGCTCCCTCAACCACCGAGTTCTCGATCTACTTCTCTGATGGCAAC